TTGAGCGTGGTTTGCTTGGCGCCCGCCGCAGCCGGCGCCGCTGCCTGCACCCCAGCGCCGCCCGACGACACGCCCGACGAGCTGCCCGAGCTCGACCCACGCGGCGGCGCCGACGCATTCGTGCGCTGGCGCGCCTCGGCGCGGTAGATCTGCTCGATCAGCGTCAGTTGTTCCTGGAGCAAATTGATTTCGGTCTGCAGCCGCTGCACCTCGCCCTGATCCCGGCGCAGCTCCGCACGACGCAAGTCCAGCCGAGTCAGCTCGATCGTGCGCAGCACCTCGGCCTGGTCGCGCGACTGCCGCGCGGCGGCGATCTGCTCTTCGGTGCCGTTGAGCTCCAACAGCCGCAGGCGCAGCTGCTCAACGCCGTCCGCGGCATTCGACGAGAATCGCTCCTGCGCCGCGTCGAGCCGCTCCATTTCTTCGATGTAGAGCCGGGCCGCCGAGCGCGCCCCGTCGATTGCCCCCGAGGCCACGCTGAACGAGCGCGCCTGCGCGAGTGTGCTGTTGTAGACCTCAGACGCTACCCGCCGTGCTTCAACCGCATACCGGCTCTGCGCCGTTGTCGCATCCACCAGCGACACCGTGACCGACTTCACCGCCGCGTTCTGCTCACGCGCGGCCTCGACCATGCTCTTGCCGGCATCCTTCGCCGCCTCGCCGAGCTCGCCCGCGCTGCCGGCGGCGTCCTTCAGCGCCTTGTCGGTGCCCTTCACGCCGAACGCCGCCTCGGCCATGGTCCGCACGATCACCTTTCCGGTCTTGTCGACCTCCACCGCCAGGCCCAGCGCCGACGCCTGCGCCTTCACCGTCGCATCCGCCACGCCGCCGTTCGCCGCCACCGCCTGCTCGGCGTAGGCGGTGAAAGCGGCCCGGAGCTCCTCCGCCGTCGCCTTGCCCGAGTCGCGAATCACCTCGAACGCCTGCTTCGCCTCCGCGGCCGCGCGGTCCATCTCGGCCTTCGACGTCACGCCCAAGCGGCGGAACGCCTCCTCCACGCTGTTGATCCCCGGCGTCATGTCTTCGATCCGGCGCCGCGCCGCCTCCGACGCATCCGCCAGGCGCGTCATCGCCTCGGCCCCGATCTTCCCGGCCTCGCCCAGATCCTGGATGCGCGAGTTCAGCGCATCCACCGCCGCCAGCGTGTCCGCCTTCTTGAACGCCGCCCCCAGCGCCAGCTCGATCGCCCCGGCCGCCTGCACCGCCTCCACCTCGGCCGCATCCAGCGCCGTCACGATGCCGTCCACGCCCGCGATCGCCTCTGCCGCCGCCGGGCTGATCTGCCCCAACGCCGCAGCCGCATTCACCCCAAGCTTGCCGAACGACACCGCCAGCACCGCATCATTGATCTGCGCCAGGCGCTCGGCCGCATCGGCAGCCCCGCCGAACGCAATCTCCGCCTGAATGCGGAACTCCTGCAGCTCGCGCGCCGACAACTGCGCCAGCTTCGCGCGCAGCGCCGCGTCGATCTGCTCCCCAGTCACCTGCGCGCCCAGGCGCAGGCGGTCCAGGTCCAGAATCAGCGCCTTGATGCCGTCCGAGCTGCCGATGTCCGCCGCCTGCACCACCGTGCCCAGCGCCTTCGCCGCGTCCTGGCCCTTCGCGCGCAGCTCGGCAAAGCGCAGCTCAACCTCGCTCAGCTTGAAGCGCAGCGCCTCCGCCTTCGTGGCCACCAGCTCGATCTCGCCCGCCACCGCGTTCTGCGCCGGCTCGGCCAGCATCTTCTCGATCGCCGCGTCGGCCTCCTCGGCCGCCGTCTTCGCGCGGAAGAACTCCACCACCAGCGCCGCCACGCCCGCCACCGCACCGGCCACCGCCAGCCCTGGCAGCGCGCGGCCCAGCGTCAGCAGCGCACCGGTCGCAGCCTGGCCGGCCGCCGCCAGCCCGCCCAGCGCCGCAGTCTGCGCCGCCGTCGCCGCCGTGCCCGCCGTCGCCAGCGTCACATAGCCCCGCAGCGCCGCCGCCGCCTTCACCGCCAGCGCCGTCACCACCACCTCGCCGGCGGTCGCGGCCGCGCTCGCGATCTCGTCCAGGTTCTCGGCCACCATGTTCAGCCCGCCGGCCACGGCATCCGACGCCCCGGTGGTCTTGTCGAGCTCGCCGACGAACACCTGCCAGTTGTTCGCCATGCGCTGCGCCGCACGCTCGATCGTGTCCGGCAGCTTCGAGAACTCCGCGTCGATCGCCGCTGCCTGGCTCTGCAGCGCGCCCAGCACCACCTCGGTGGTCAGCGCCCCTTGCTCGGCCATCGCACGCAACTCGCCGCGCGCCACCCCCAGCCCATCGGCCAGCGCCTGCATCAACCGCGGCGCCTGCTCGTTCACGCTGTTGAACTCGTCGCCGCGCAGCGCGCCGCTCTGAAACGCCTGCGCCAGCTGGGTAATCGCCCCGCTCGCCGCGCCCGCGGCCGTTCCGCTCACTGCAAAGCTCTTGTTGATCGTGTCGGTCAGCTGCGCCACGTCCTCCTGCGACGTGCCCAGCTCGCGCGTCGATCGCGTCAGCGCCCCGAACAGATCCCCGATCGCGTTCAGCTCGCTGCCGGTTGCATTTGCCGACGCCCGCACCTGGTCGAGTGCCGCCGGCAGGTTGCCAGCAGCGCCCACCGCCAGCGCCAACCGCGCCTCGAGGTTCTTCGCCGCGTCCGCGATCGGCCCCAGCGAAGCCGCGAAGCCGGCCAGTTTGTCCACCGCGAACGCGCCGGCCACCAGCCCGCCAATCGGCCCCAGCAGCGCCGGCAGCCTCCCCAGCCCGCCGCCCAGCGTATCCACGCCGGCCGCCGCCTGGCGCGCTTCCTTCCCAAGCGCATCCACGCCGGCAGCCGCGCCGCGCGCCTCGTCGCCCAGCGCCCCCAGCGTCCGGGCCTGCTCCGCAATCCCGGCCTCGCGGCCAATCTGCTGCACCCCCTCCGCAATCGGCTTGAGCTTCGGCGCAGCCTCGGCGGCCCCCTGCGCCAGCTCATCCATGCCGCGCGCCACGGCGTCGAGCTTTTCAGTCCCGTCCGTCGAAACCTTTACGGTAATCCCGGCTTCGTGATTCGCGCCCGCCATGCTCGCTCCGTTGGGTAGGGTTCAAGCCCCGCCCGGCGCCAGCGCCGGACGGGGGCGCATATCAGATCAGGCTGATCCGCATGAAGCCGCCGTAGTCGGCATCCGACTCCAGCTCGGTCACGAACAGCGCCTCGCCCGCCAGCTGCAGCGACGCCTCCTCCTCCGCGATCCACGAGAAGTCCCCGTCCATCGCAAGGTTGATGCGCGGGATGATGATCCGCGCGCGCTGGCCCGAATCGTTGATCCCGTTGAAAATCAGCCCGCGCTCCACGCCGGTGGTGCTGAACGCGCTGATGTTCGTGTACGCCGCGTAGCTGTAATCCACCTTCACCGGCTCCACGTGCGCTGCCGGGTGGGCGATCAGGCGGCAGCGCGCGTGCTTCGCGTCCTCGATCGTGTAGTGCGTGTCCAGCACGTACACCAGCGGGGTCACCGCCGTGCTGTCCTCGATCACCACGTTCGACACGTCCGGGTGGCGCAGCGTGAAATAGTCGCCCACCGCAAGCGTCGGCAGCTGCTCGTTCGTCACCGTGCCGCCGGCCTCGGCCACCGCATCCCCGTAGAACGCCGCGGCCAGGGTCCGGCCCGAGAACTGCACCATCGACAGCGACACCGACAAGCTCTTGCTCGTCGTGCGCTCGCGCAGCGTCAGCCGCTGGCCCGAGCACGTCTCCTTGATCGCGGCCTTTTCCACTGCGAGCGAGGTCGCCAGCTGCGACGTGCCGCAGCCCACGCGGTACAGATCCACCAGATAGCCCTGGTCGGCGCGGCCGTTCACCGGATCGTAGCGGCCGATCATCACCGGCCCCTGGCCGTCCCAGATAATGGGGGTGTTCTTGTCCATCGCTTACTCCTTGGCTTTCGCCGTCTTCGGTTGCGCCGCGGCCGACTCGGCCGCGGCGGCGGGCTCGTCGGCCTCTTCGGCCACGCCCAGGCCGATCAGCCACTCGGCCTTGTGCTCTTCCAGGCTCAGCTTCGCGCCGGCCGGATACTTGCGCCCCGCATGGGTGTGGGGCGCCTTCAGGGTGATCCGCTTCATATCTCTGGTCTCCAGGGTTGCGGTCGGGGTTATCTGCACGGTCCCGCCGGGTCGGTCTCGTCGTGCTCGGTCACCAGCCGCAGTCGCGCGGCGTGGCACAACACCCCGGCAAACATCACCGGGGTCGCTTCTTCCAGGGTGATTCCAGCCGGGTCCGCCTGCTGTCGCACCCGCACCCGCCCGCCCAGCGACGGGTCGAGCTCGAACGCCTCCGCGATCGCGTCCACCAGCGCATCCATCACCAGCTCCGACGCCGCCGCATCGGCCAGCGCCCGGTACCCGGTGATCTCCCACGTCGTGGTCACCCTCCGGCGCCCTGGCGTCACACGCGCCGCCGCAAACGCCGCGCGCCGCACATACCAGCCCTGCAGCACGTCCTGCGCGCCCTCGTCGGCCGCATACACCGCGCGCAGCCCGGTGTGGTTCGCCGCGTAGCGCTCGTACGCATGCACCTGCCCGGCGCCCGGCACGGCCGCCAGCGTCGCCACGATCGCAGCGCGGATGTCTTGGGTCTTGCTCATTGGGGGTCTCCGATGCGCTGCGCGATGCGCTCCACGGCCCGGCTCAGCCCGGCCTGGATCGCATCCTGGTTGGCCTCGAACGTGTCGCGGAACATGAAAGCGCCCTCGGTACCCACGCGGGCGATCTTGCGAGCGATCGCCCACGCCGCCTGGCGCGCCTCCTTGCCGCGCACGCCCAGCTTGGCCTGCGCCCACAGCTCCAGCGGCGCCACCGGCGGCATGTGCGGCTTCGTGCCCAGCTCCACCGCCGTCGCATAGCCCAGCGGCGAGCCCACGCGGCCCTCCACGCCCAGGCCCTGCAGCTCAGTCACCTGACTCGTGATGCTCTTGCGCAGCGTGCCTTGCGTCGTTGGGGTGCGCTCCTGCACCTCACCCTGCAAGTGCGCCAGCGTCGTCTCAACGAAGCCGCGCAGCTCCTCGCGCACCACCTCCGGCGCCCTGGCGATCTGCTGCCCCAGCCGGGCCACCTCGCGAGCATCCAGCTCCACGCGCAGCACCTCAGCGCCTCCGGTACATGCGGCCGCGACCATGACTGGTGGGGAGCGTCAGATCCACGACCACGCCCGCCGCGTCGATTCGCGGCTGCTCCACGCCCTGCGCATTCACGTCGATCCCCAGGTGCGCGAAGTAGCGCGCGCGGTAGCTCTTGGCGCGCATCGCCCACTCGCGCGCCGGGTGCGCCTGGTCGACGCGGTCGGCCGCAATCGTCGCGTCCTGCGCGCTCGCATGCACCGTCGCAATCTGCTCGGCCAGCACGCTCGCCGCGTAGCACGCCACCGCCTCGCGGTGCGCCGTCGGGATCGTCGTCGACGTCGCATCCACCCGGTGCGGCGCACCGTAGTGCAAGCGCGCCGTCGCGCCCGGCATCGCCGCCTGCAGCAGCCCGATCACCTCGCCGGTCGGCGTGCGCCACACCGTCCAGGCATCCGCCTCGAGCGGCACCGGCGGCGTGGTCACCGGGCATTCCACCGCACGCAAATCGCTTGCACCCGAAACCCAGCCCAGCGGCAGCGGCACCGTCACGCCGTCCGCCGTCACCACGTCTTCCACTAGCTCGCGCGGGCGGTCGTGGCTGTAGCGCGCCAGCGCCAGCTCGATCGCACGCTCGCGCTGCTCGGGCGACACCCACTGCGCGGCATCGCGCACCAGGTCGTCGATCAGGGTTTCCAGCTCGGAGAGGGTTGCGGCAGGCATCGGGGCACTCGGGGCGAGGGGACTGCCCGGATGTTGCCGCGCGCGCGCGAAGCCGCTGAAGTAAAGGGGTTTTGGCCTTTTGGCCAGGGCGCTAGCCCAGGGACACCACTTTCCAGCGGCCCTGCCGACGATCGAGCCCGCGATCGTCCTTGTACAGCTCGGTCATCGACGCGTGGCTATGCCCAAGCAGCGTCTGCACATCGCGCACGCCCTGCGCGTCGTACATCCGCGCCGCCAGGC